TTTCCATCAGTTGATGAGCAGGCAATTAAATATTGACCAAAGTTATCAAGCGACCAGGTCGTAACCTGCTCAGGAACGCCCGTTGTGCTTCTTGGCGTACCAAAATAACCAAGGCCAAACGAGGAGCCACCAAAGCCCTCATTAACCTGTGCATCAACAATGCCTGCTGTTAAAGAGGCTGGTGTAATATCTGTTATTGCTGACCCCTGATTAAGAGAGTACAGCTTGTTGTGCGTTCCAACGGCAATACGTGGCTCATCAAACTGATCAGTGTAAGCGGTCATGCCTCGCGGCGCAGATGTGCTGACAGAGCTTTTTCGCAAGATCCATCCGCCAATAGGGCGTACAGACCCATTTTGCCAGCGTATAAAGTTACCGTCTCTCCAACGGCCAGCCGAGTCTAATTCTGTCCCGTGGTTATAAATACCAGCCGGAACTTCAAGCGCAAGTAGCGTCATTACTTCTCCGACATTGCCTGTGTTGTTTGATAGCGGAAGAAAATTCCACCCATTCCGAATAAGGTGCTGGCTAACATAATAGTTTCAGCAGATAGATTAAGCTGTAGGACGTAGACCTGTAGAGCTGCTAATGTAACACCAAAGACTTGCCATCGGTTACTGCGACTACGCCAGAATTGCTTCAGCCTATCCATCTTACTCTCCTAATTCTGGGCGAGTGTCTGGGAACGATTCTGTACTGGGCCAGGCACGCAATGCAGTCCTATACGCCATGTAATCATCACGCTGTGGGTGGTCAGTTAAAGGAACGATGTAATCAGTAGCGGCTAGTTCTTGGTCACGCCATCTACGTGCTTTCTGCTCTGGTGTCATTAAATCTTCTAGTACTATTAAAGCCATTATTTGACCCTCAGATAGTTTTGGCCTTCGCCGTATTGACTGTAGTTGCCCTGTGCGTTAGCACTGTTAAATGAGATAGACTGTATGCCATTTGCGTCCTCCATTTTATACACGGTATTTAGGGATGGGTCAGCGCCTCTAAAATGAGTACCATCCCATGCGATTACTCCGTCAATACCCCAACTAGCATTGAACTCTACGCCAAGATCGGCTCCCGAGTTGGAGAACTTGATTACGTTGTAATACAAATATCCTCTATATACATAAATGTATGTACCATCAGAGGTTATACCGTCAACATAATTAGTGCTACCAGACACACCCCACACTACATTTGCATACGACCAGTCAGAGTTCATTTTATGTACCTGACGATTATAATCTAGCACGTAAAAATGAGTGCCGTCCCACGCAATACCTTCTATAGCCGAGCCACCAGTTCGCGAAGACAAATTGTAGAGAGGGTTTGAGGAATCTGCATTAAACGACGAATCAAATTTATAAATATATGTACTACTTGATGCTATCCAAAAATCTGTACCGTCCCACTCTATTGCCTTTAATGACCCGTTCCCTGCGCTGATACTATATTGAGCAACATACGCACCTGCCTTTGTGTATTTATATACCTTGTTGTCGTAACTATTAAGAAGGTAAAGATGTGTGCCATCAGAACACATTGCGTCACAATGAGCACTAGTCATATTAGCCGCAAAATTGAAATTGTTACCTGCGTCAACTCGTTCGTTAGTAGCGTCAGGGTAAAGAGTTAAGTCTGTCTCATATACTCCGCCTTTTAAGTACACTCTACCATCATCAGTTGTAATGACATTAGCCGTATTTTTTAGAAATACTACCTCGTTTACTTGTGAGGCACTTCCACCGCCGCCACCTAATTTAATAGCCATTTACAGTTCCCTCCAACCGATTGTTGAGTCAATATAAGATAGCGAAGCGGCTGCATCTGCGGCTAGTTCACCATCGTCTGCTGTTGAGTTAATGTTCGATCCGTTACGGGCAACAGTGACTGTGCCTGCTCCGGCGTTTTTGATAAATACTATGTTCCCTGCGCTTGGACTTGCAGGTAATGTAATTGTTACTGCGCTTCCAGAGTTCACAATGATTTGGTCTCGTGTCACTGCTGTGTAATTTGCCGTTTTAATAACAAAGTCGTTAAACGCGCCGCCAGCACCTGGCGCTAATTTAGCTGTAGTAACTGCAGCATCAGCTATTTTAGCTGTTGTTACACTGGAATCAGCGAGCTTTGCTGTTGTTATTGCGCCGCTGCCGATAATTACACTTGTATCAACGTAAGCCTTAATCGACTGCTGAGTTGCTAGTTTTACTGGTGAATCAGAGGACATGTCGTCCTCGTCTTTAATTCCCGTGACAGTCGCGCCATCCCCTGCAATGTTTACAGAGGTGTTAGCCACTACAGTTGTTCCAGTAATCGCTGTAGCTGCAGCGCCACCAATTATTGCCCCATCGATTGTGCCGGAGTTAATATCGATACCCGTGACAGCCGTTCCGCCATCAAGCAGGTTATCTATTGCATCTAGGTTGTTGTTGAGCTTTGTTCCCCAGGTATCTGCGGACGCGCCGACCTCTGGCTTAACAAGAGCATAGGTGCTAGTAGTTGTATCAGCCATTTAAGCGGCCTCCCATAAATTGTCTGTTAGATTGACATCAGAATAGGTATTTGATGCCAGGTTAGTGTCGGCGTAGTCTTTACCGCTAAGTGCTATGTCCTCCCACAGCAATGTGCTAACAATCGTTAGGCTTACAGCACCGGAAATAGACGATGCGCCTGATGATATTGTGCTTGCAGTTGCAACGACCTCGCCATGAGCAGATAGGTTCCCTGCACCGGCAATCGTTACGTTACCTGCAGCTAATGTTGCGCCCTGAGCAGACAGCGCAGACGCCCCTGCCGCTGTAATATTTGCTGACATGACTGCCGCTGATACGGCACTTAAAGACGCAGAACGCTCAAATACGTGCTGGCTTCCGGTTGCCACTGAGCATGAGGCTAATATTGTGCTTGAACCCTGGATAATTCTTTCGCCGCTAACAGTAGATGCTGCAATAGCATCAATCTGTATGCTGCCAGGTGTTTGCCTCTGACCGTCTGCTGTTAACGCAGAGGTTGCTGATAAGGAGGATGCGCCATTATGGATCTCAGTACCTGTGTAGGTGACCCTGCCGTATCGGTACTCTCCGTAAAGCATCTTAGTTCAGCGTGATATCAAGATCGCCTGCAGGGATGCGAAACACATCGCCTGCGCCAATAGCCTTAGAAGCACTTAAAGCGCCATAAGCCAACAGGTTGCCAGAGGTAGCCGCGTCAAACACACCAATGTGCGTAATTGTGCCCCAACTGCCTGTTGCCGCATTGTACTCAACAGCGCCGCTGTTAGATGTAGTCGCGCCGGAGGTTGTAAAGGCCGCAGACTTGCGCGTGTAGCCTGATCCATTTAATTCTGTGCCACCGCCTGCATCGTTAGGCGTTGCCGTGTAAAGGGCCACATAAAGCGTTGACGGTGCAGTGTAGGCAGAGCCGCCAAATACGTGGTCCAGTATCTCTGTCTCTAGGTAATTTGAAAAACTCATCCTAATCCTCTTACTCGTAATTTAAGTCCGGTGCCGGACGTTTTTGAAAGCTCAGACTGTAGATTTAACTGATCAACCGCTGACTGATACATTGATGCCCACACACTGGTCCTTCCATCTTCAGCTAGATAAGGCGCTGAATGAATAAGGGAGCCGTACAGGTAAACATCAGGTGCATAACTTAGCAGCCAGTTGCTTGTGTTGCTGTCGGTCAATGCCGGTAACTTTTGGAGGTACATAACCTCAGCTGCGTACGACTGATCTGGCGTTGGATACAGTTCAAACTGTGACTCTGAGTGCGAGTAGTACAACGGCGTTCCAGTTACATTTTTTTCAGTCATACGTTTTTCAGCCATTGCCTGCTGAGATATTAAAGACATTGCTGTGGTGCTTCCGCCTGTAAGTTGCACCTTCTGCGTTGCAATCCAATCAGACGGACGCGTTGCGTAACGACCATCAAATGTTGTCGTGGCTCTGTTTTCCATTCTCCAGTGCCTAACATCACGGTTGATCTGCGCCTCGGCAAGATCGATAAAGGTCGTGATAACGGCTGTTAAATCAGCACGATTGAGGTAGTCAGCAATGCTTGTTTTAAGCTCACTGTAAGTTGTTATAGCCATTTGATTGCCTTAAATTGGACTTAGGAATTCACTGCCCTGCCGAATAATATCTCGCAGCAGACCTGGTTCCATGTAATTTCCCTGAGTAGCTTCTTCAACGCCCTCTAAGTCGTAGAGATCTGGGATGCGCTTTTCACTACCAGATATGTTTAGTAACGCGTTTATTTGATCAGCCGTTAGGAAGTTAAGACCATCTACAACGGCCCTGTTTACACCTGACATAGCCTCTAGCCCAGCGTCACCTAAAGAACTTAGCAAGCCTTTTTCTGAGGTGTTCGTGCCTGCATTTGCTAAAGACGGCCCAGCAACACCCAAAGAACCTGCTGCAACCTTGTCCTTGTTGTCATAAATGCGGCGCAATAAGGATTCATCAATAATTCCTTGCGACAGACCGTGATTCATACTAAGGGCGCGTATGTCTGACATGTCGTTCGCTAACACACGCCCGTTTTGCTCCATTAACACTCTCGCGTTTAGTTCATCTTTTAACGTACCGACACCCTCACCAGGCAATCCACCAATATATGTAGGATGACCTGAATCTGCTATTAACCCAGCAGAGGTATCTATCCTTCCAACATTTTTAAGCGACCCTTCTTTTTCTACGTATTGGCTTGCATCAGTCGTTGCTGCTCTTGCCTCTGATATTGACAAGCCGCCCTTTACGTCACGAAAGTTCTTGTCTATGAGGTCGGCAACCTTTTTACGAGACGGCCCCTTTACCTCACGAAAGATAGCATTTGCGCTTGGATCGCTTACGCTTGTCCATTGCGGTATAACACCTTTGATCTGCTTATCTAACTTCTTGATATTGCTCTTACTCATACCTTGACGCGCAAAATTAATCATTGTGTCAAGTGGCATCGTGGCAAAATCTATACCTGTAGGAGCCATTGTGTATGGAAGTAGTAACGGATCAGAACCGTAGTCACTCTTAAGCTGTGCAGCCCTCTTCTGCAAGGACTTAACAACATTTGGGTCGGATGCCCAGACCTGGCCCTGACTGCTTGGATCAAACATAAAATCCCTGCCGCCACGCAGATCAACTGCATCAATGTCTGCACCATGTATAGAGTTCAATAACCCCCCTGCAGCAGATCTGTCTGACTGCGTTAGGATGTATGGACTACCCTCAAAATCATATAGATTAACCTCGCCTCCAGTATCCATGTTACGAGGCGTAATCCCTGTCTGCATAGTCTCAACAGCGTTTAATACACCCTTACGCTCATTACCACCGCCTACAGGACTTGAAAAACGTGCATCAATTAATCGTCTTGCTCCAGAGGTTAAAGGCCCAGCTTCTGCGTCTTCCGATTGCATCGCGCCAAGCAAGCCAGCACCGGCACCTGTTACACCAAAATTACGATTAAACCCTTTAAGTTTTACTGGCCGCGTAATGCCATCTGGTCTTAACACTTGCTCTACAGTGTCATAGTTTTCGCTGCCCATTTTTTTTTGAACTTGCTCTAAAAGGCCACGATTACGAGCATTCCACATAGCAGCGCCATCAGGCGACAAGTGATTTGATGGAACTAATTTATTTCCACTTACCTCTTCAATGGCATCATACATCTCACGAGCTAAACCTTGCCTGCGATATTGTGGTGATATCTCTGTGTTTAACGAGGCCATATAGCCATCACCAAACCCAGAATCTATAGCATAATCTGTTTTAACCGACCCAATACTTTTAGGGTCTGAGCCTTTTTGTAAATAGTATTCCCCAACTCTGCTGTCTTCTGGGTCAATAATATCGACAAGATTAATACCGCGCTGCGCCAATGATCTCAATGATGCATCAGCGTCCTCAGACTGAGCTACACCAGCCCCAACAATTCCAGATCTTAAAACAGCGTCAATAATTCCTTTAATTCTGCTGCTCATACAATACCTTTTAAATTAACCCTTAATGGCTTACCCCAAGATGCATTAGGTGGCTCATAAACCACCGCCATCATTCCAAAGGCATCTGCTGCGTGGCTAGACCAATCATGATTTGGACCTAACCCTATGTTTCTAGCCTCGTCTCTCTTCTCGTGATACCAGGACAAGGCTTCCATTCCTGGCTTACACGCAGGCTCGTTAAAGTAAACAGAAGGTAAAATGCGTCTAACAGCCTCTACCCTGCCACCTGCAGCGCCTGGACCTTGGTTTGGTACAACTACCGTATTAAACCCTGCATCACGTAAGGCTGACTCGTAACTCACCGAGTAGACCTTGTCGTGCGTCCTACCATCATGCGGCAGCACAACGGTCTTGATGTCCTGTACCTGATCACGTAACCAGGCAACATGCGTAGCCAATGGCTGACCCTGTGCCTCGTAATATCCTAATACCCTGATCTCTGACTTATAAAACTGCACCGTCCAGATACTAGTTGCATCAGACTTAGCACCTGTGCCACCAATATCAAAGTAGGCTCTTGTTTCCATTAAAGGATCGTGGTGGACATTACCGACCCGTCCCTCGCGCCTTGCCTCTTCCATCAGGTGCGAGTAGTAAGCGCCCTCATGCGCTGCTAGGTAAGCGCCCTCCCAGATGTGATCATAGACATCAGGCCGGACCTTTTTATCGGCTATTCTTTCTGCGTCTAGGACATCAGGAAACCACGGATTGTCGCGCCAGTTAAGCTCAACAATGTTTGAATTCTCTGGAGGCTCTTCTCTAAATCGTTTATTTGTAGCGGACCGCGTTGACTCAGGGTTCCAAGTAACCCATATCTCAGAGTTCTCTTCACGTACCGTTGGGATTAGCTTGCGCCATGCCTCTTCTGATACCGGCTCTGCCTCGTCAATCCAGGCAATTAATATACGAGCCTTTGACTTAATGCTGTCTAGGTTTCGGCGTAACCCTGCGAACACATAGCTAATGCGTCCATCTTTAGACCGGATAAACTTCTCACCGACCTCATAGTAATCAGCAAGCCAATCAACACTGCGTATGGCTGACTTAATCTCCTCAAGAGATGACTCATCTAACGAGTTCAAGTGTTCTCTAGCACACAGTATCTGACCTGCCTGGCCGGACATTCCCCACTGATAACCCTTAATCGCTGTCATCAACGCAAAGGTTCTGGTCTTACCGCTACCTCTGCCTCCGTAGGCTCCTCGATAACGATAGTCACCACCAAACACTGGGACTAACTTCTCAGGCAGCTTAATCGTCGCTGTCTGCATCTGGCGTCACTGGCATTAGCTGTATCATTGTCGGCTTCATAGAGCCGTCTGAGCTACTATGATCTACCGCAACCTTTGACCCTTCTTTGCGATCAATCATCTTGTGTGCGGTGTTTACATCGCCATCATGCAACGCATCAATTAAGACGCTACGTGCCAACATAAACGGATTGGACTTCAAAACCTCTTTTCGGTCTCGAAACTCCTCGTTGTCCTCTTGGAAACGATACAGTGTAGCCGTGCCAATATTAGCGTAGTTACAGGCTTCTACGTCTGTACAGCCCATGCTAAATGCAGTCTCTAGTTTTGAGAGAACATCATCAGTCATTACTGTGGGTCGAGACATAGATTACCTACCTCCAGGGTACTTTGCAGTCCCAGAGCTAAAAATAAAAAAAGCCGCAAAAAGCGGCTCTAAATGAAATTATAAAAAAGGAATAGATAATGGTCGTAACAGTGATAGAGACCCTATCTTGGGAATATTTAACCATTCATTGGCTGGTAAACCTAAACATATACTAATTTTTTTTATCTTTTTTTTCTTTTGCCTTTTTATCTGGCTTTTTACCAAATATCGCATCAAAGTTTTTATTAAATGCTTCCCTATCACAAGGTCTTTGCTCGCTGCCCTTACTCATCTCTTAACCCCATCTTAATTGCTACCTGAACCGCATCATCCTTCATCTGGTAGTCAGACACTAAAAGTTTAAATCGTGCCATCCAGACCTTCTGAGCGCGCCATCGACCAACACCTAAAACACGCGACAACTTGCGAACAGACATGTCCTCGTTACCACTACCACCACAGCGACCACACACGACAACCTTAGAGCTTGCCTTGACCTCGCCGGTCCCATTGCAAGTTCTACACCGTGACGATGAAATCGCATAGCCCAATGCAGCCAAACCTAGCCGACTAATCACATCATCCGGCTCAGTTTCCTGTATCGCATACCCACAGGACAGAGCAGACTGCACAGACAGCGCGTTTAGCTCTTGTCTTGATGAATCATCCAAGCAGAACTTACTGAGCGCATACAGGTACGTATAGCGGTCTAAACGGCACAAGCAAGACGCAACATCTCTTGCGGTTATCTTGTTCTTTGCCGTTCCGCGTATCACATCAGCCTGGATCTCAGGTGCGCCTGGTGTTAATAACGCAAGAAGCTCACTCACAGTTAACGCA